TTGCGAGTTGAACCAAACTTTAAGGACAAGCGACCACACATCCATGTGGAAAATTCAATGGGTGCTTATTACGATATGGATCGCTTCGGTGTTGTTAACACCTACGCTCGTCTATATCACCGTAAAGCTGGAGACTTAGCTGCTCACTTCCCCGAGCATGCTGATGAAATTCTCCAATCAAATACTTATACACGCGGAGACGGTAACAGTTTGTTACAGGTTGTCCGTTGGACAGACAAGCAAAAGACTGTTCTGTTTCTACCAGATCGTGGGGGATTAGTTCTTGCAACAACACCGAACAAAACAGGTATCGTCCCAATTGCAATTGCTCAACGCCCTTCTTTGGATGGCGAGACCAGGGGTCAGTTCGACGATGTCCTACCTGTTTACGCAGCGAAAGCGCGACTTGCTCTTCTTACTATGGAAGCTGTTCAGAAGTCTGTTGAAGCTCCACTTGCTCTTCCTAATGATGTTACTTCTTTATCCATTGGTCCTGATTCAGTCATCCGCTCGAACAGTCCTGAAAAGATTCGTCGTGTAAACCTAGACGTTCCACAGTTTGCATTTGCAGAAAACAATGTTCTAGCAGATGAAATGAAGTTGGGAACACGTTTCCCTCAAGCACGTGCAGGACAAGCAGAAGGATCAGTAGTTACTGGTCAAGGCGTAAAGGCTTTGATGGCAGGTTACGATTCACAAGTTAGAATTTACCAATCAATTCTTGGTGAGGCAATCGGACAAGCAATCTCATTTGCATTTGCAACTGATGAAGCATACTTCTCAGAGATTACTCGTGAAGTATCAGCAACCGCTAACGGAGTTCCTTACAAGTTAAAATATAAGCCATCTTCCGACATTAACGGAAACTATGGCGTAACCGTTGAATACGGTTTAATGGCAGGTTTAGACCCTAACCGTGCATTGGTATGGGGTCTACAAGCTCGAGGAGATAAGTTAATCTCTCGCGGAATGTTGCGACGCAACCTTCCTATCTCGCTTAACGCTGGTGAAGAAGAGCGAGCAATTGACATCGAAGAGATGCGTGATTCGCTTAAAGCGGGCGTATCTCAAATGGCTGCATCAATCCCACAAATGGTTGCACAAGGTCAAGATCCGATGAAGATTGTAGAAAAGATGGCAAGTGTTATTACAGATCGCAAGAAGGGTATCTCTCTTGAAGATGCAGTAGCAAATGCTTTCAAACCAGAACCAGTACCAGAAGCCCCAGCAGGACAACCAGGAATGCCTGAGCAACCAGCAGCACCTGAACCTGGAATGGGTGGAGGTCCAGTACCACAAGCTCCACAAGGTAGACCAGCAATGCAAGAACTGCTTGCAGGTCTTACAGGTGGAGGAAATCCAAATCTAGCAGCGAGAGTAACTCGTCAAATACCAGCATAACTAAGGAGAAATACATGTTCGGAAAGCAAGGAAAAGTAGCTAAGGCAAATGTAAAGCAAGCAATTATGGGTAAGAAGAACAAAGGCGGAGTAATCGGTGCAGGTGGAGTAAAGCAAGGCACTCTATCAAAAGGCACTAAAGGCAACACAAACAAGCTTAAGTAAAGCATAACCACTTTTAAGTAAAGGATAAACATGGCAGCCAAGAAACCAACACGCCCAAGGAAGTTTAAGCAGGCACGTAAAGATGCCTTGGCTCAAGCCAAGAAAGACTTCTCTGGAAAGAAGCAAGCGGGATTAAAAGACCGTGAACTTCGCATCTCAGCAGATGACAAGAAAGTATTAAGTGAAGTAAAAGCAGAAGCTAAAGGTAATTACATTACCGATGATCGCGGTAACAAGATCAATGTTAAGCCTACTGAAACTTCAGCAGAACGTATTGCACGTGATCGCCGTGAGGCTAGAGCTGAACTTCAACGCAAGTGGGATGCAGAAGATGGAAAGTTAGATTCAAAAGGTCGTCCTACTAAACAATCTTCTGTTAAGCCAACTGAACTAGGTGAACGTCGCTTAGACCAGATGAAGAAGGCTGGCATATCTGAAAAGGACGCCAAGAAGGTTCTATCAACTAATAAGCCTGCTTACGAAAAGAAGGCAAAGAAGAAGAAGTTTACAACTCGTCCAGGTGGAACTGCTGGAACAGTATCAAAGCCAAAGCCTGGATTAGCCGAGCAAATTAAAAAAGATGTTGCAACGGTTAAGGCTAACAAACCAGCAACTAAAGGTTTTTCTGCAGGTAAGACTCTTACGCCAAAAGGTCAAGCAATTTATGATGATTTAGTCAAGCAAGGTGTAAAGCCAAAGTCAGCAATGAACAAGGCTATCTTCCGTCAAGAGAAGGCTACTAAGCCTGGTGTTAATAAGCCAACAGTTACTAAAACAACTACACCAAAAGTAGTAACTAAGAATGATGCACTCAAGTTTTCCGCTAAAGGTAAGACACAAACACCTCAAGCAGAAAACCTAAAGAATCTTCAAAAGAAAGTTGGCGATGCTAAGTCTACTGCTAAGAAAGTAACTACAGCAAAAGCAGCTAAGGATGTTTCCACAATTGGTAAAGTTCTTAACTCACCAGTAGGTAAGGTCGCTAAGACAGCAGCAATGATTGCAGGACCAGGTAAGTTCCTTAAAGCAGGTGCGCTTATTAAAGGTGCTATAGGTGCTAACAAAGCAGTTAAGGTAACTAAGGCTGTTAAAGCAGCAGAGTCTGGCAAGAAATTTCAAGCAGCTAATACTGCACGTAAAACAGCTAACGCTGTTAAGGCAGAGAAAGCAGCTAAAGCAGGAAAGATGGGCAAGGTTAAGAAGGTAGGTCTTGCAGCAGCAGGATTCTATGCAATTGACAAGATCCCAACTGGTGGTGGAAGTTCTTCTGGAAAGAATCCATTAGTTCCATCTTCTTCAACAACTAGACCAACTCGACCAGCAGGACAATATCCAAAAGGTGGCGGTAAAGGTCTAAAGCTTGGTCCCAACATTAACGTTGGTGCAGGTGGATCAACTACTTCTTACACAGTTAAGAAGGGCGATACGCTTTCAGCTATCGCAAAAACTTCTGGAGTCAAGCTATCTGAAGTTCTTGCAGCAAATCCAAAGATTGCTGATAAGAAATCTAAATACAAAGGTGGCAACATGATCTGGTCTGGCACAAAGGTAAAAATTCCAACTAAGAAATAGGTGACGCATGTCGATGATTAATCCTGGCGCAGTATCAGGTCCAGGTCGCGGTGCGAAACGAAGTGACTTACCACCTAAGCCAGCTGGACAAGTAGCACGTAAGATGCCTAATGCAGCTTACGGTGAGCAACAGCAATTCCAAGCTGAACAAGCTGGAGCACCTATGGCTCAATCTAATAATCCAATGGCTAACGTTGTGCCACTTAGTGCGCCAACTAACCGACCAAGCGAGCCTGTTACAGCAGGTGTTGATGCAGGTCCAGGACCAGGCAGTGAAGTATTAGGACTTAAAACACCAGTAGATACACAACTGCAAGATCTTTCAGTGTTAGCAAAGTATATGCCAATGTTTGAAACATTTGCAGATTCACCAGAATCTTCTGGAACAACTAAAGCATTTATTAAATACCTACGGAGCCAAGCTGAATGAAAGTAATAAAGAGATTCGAGGAAAACCTTGAGTATCTTGGCTTTGATCTTGCGCCTGTTGCGTGGGATTTGGCTCGCTTTCCCTTTGAGTCTGACGCTGACCGTATAACACTGTTAGAAGAACTGACTGCTAAGGGAGAGGCGACACCAAATGGCTAATACTCCTAATGGATTTGTTGCTGACCGCAGTGGTTGGACTACGCCCAACCAGCCTAAACCTCTTAATCCCTCAAAGGTTGATGTATTCGTACAGCAACAAAGAGACCCTGCTGCCAACACACGTGTAGGCAAAGTAGAACAATCTGTCGGACAGAAACTTAGTGAGAAGATCCAACAAGGACAAGAGTCTGGAAACTTTCTAACACGTAATGCAACTAACGTAGGTCTTGGTGTAATACAAGGTATCAGTAAGGTTATTCAACCTATTACACAAGGAATCTCAACAACACTGTTGACACCACAGGCTATGGCTACTCAAGGGTTAAACCCTATTGAGTCGTTTAGATTTGCTAAGAAGAAGTCAAAAGACATCTCAATGGGTCAAGCAGGAGCTACGATTGCAGGACCACTTGTTGGTGCTGTGCTTCCAGAATCAATTACTCCAACCTTTGCTAAAGAAAACTTTGATGTCTTTAATGATGCACAAAGAAACCAAGCATACAAAAATGAATGGGTTGGAATCTTTGCATCTGGTATGACTGACTTTGCCATCGCTGCAACAGGATCTAAGGCAACAAGTCTTGGTATTAGGGCAGGCAAGAACGCAGTTCTTGGACCAAGTGAGATTACCAAAGCATCAGACCTAGCAAACTTTGCAGCAAGACTTGAAGAAGGCGTTACTTGGGGAACAACAAAGACTGGTTCTGCTCCAAACGGAGCAGCTGTTTACCTTGATGACCTAGTCCAAGGTAAGAACATCTCTGAACTTTCAACAAACCCACTTGTTCTTAATACACGTAACCCAACAGTTACAGCAACAATCATCTCAAGGTTAGATAACCACAGAGATGTTGCAGACTTCTTGCTTGCACAACGTGGTGATGCTGCAGGATATAGCAGATTCTTTAATAGCCAAGCACTTTTTGCAGATCACTTAGATGATTTCGGTCTCAGCGATCTAACACCAACAACTAATTTTTCTGACATGAGTATTGCCGTACTTGATAAGAAGTTTGGAACACGATACCAGGCAGTTATTGACAGTCTCAAGAAGACAGACAAAAGATTTGCTGACGCATTAGATGACTGGAACTCAAAGTTAACACAAGCAAACATTGTTGAGCGTTTCGCTCCAGGTAAGTTTGCTAAGTACGAAAAGATGCAGTTAACAAAAGCTAAAATTGTTGACGCTGCACGTACTGGAGATCTTAAGATTTTTGGAACAGATGGCAACAGTGCGTGGAAGACTACGGTCTACCAGTCATCTCCATACGAAAGAGCTGTTCGTTTAATCTCATACTTAGGAGATGGAACACCACAGGGTTACATCAATGTATCTAACCCACGTAAACTTGAAGCAGCAAATGATCTACGATCAGACCTTAACCGTATTAAAGGGTTAAACACACCAGAAGGTCGTGAGTTCAAGAACAAGCAAGTTGAATTGTTCATGACTGAGCTAACAGATACTGGTCGTGCTAAAGCACTTGGGTTAATTGAACGCAATGTAATGCTACAAATGGCTAAAATCTATGGCGTTCGCACTATTGGTGGTCTAGATTCTGACAAGGCTGTACTTGCCGAGATAAAGAACTGGCATAACTCAACAGCAGAACGTCGTGCAAACATTCAGGACTATCTTTCTGCAAATAAGTTAGTTCCATCGGAAGATGGAACACTAAATCTTCTTGAAGATGGCATCATTTCTCAAGCAACAGAAGCAGGAACACTGCCAATGCTTGACTTTGGTCGTCTAGAAGCACAAATCATTTTGAATACTAAGCGTCTTGCTGGTGGACGAGCACCAATTAGCACAGGTCAGGTAGCAGGAGCCGTTGGTTTCTACGCTGGTATGGGTGTAGGTGCAATTCTTGACACAGCTAACATGGTTTTCAGTAATCTAAACTTACTTCGCCTTGCATACATACCAAAGAACTCAATGGTTGATCCATTTATGAGAGCAAGTATGGCAACTGAGACTATTGCTGGTGCTAACCAAGCAATGCCAGG